AAAGCGTTTCCAATTGAAATAACTTCTGACTCATTTCCTAGATTCGCTATGGCAGAAACTTCATTGGCAATCATATCAACAGACTGATGTCCATTATTTACTATGTAGAAGTTTTGATCTTGGCCGCTGTAACCATTGAAAAAAGTTGACTTGCTAGTCCCAGTTTGATCATTGATTAAACCCAACATGTTTTCATTTAACATTGCTGGTGTATAATAATAATTAATTGCTAGATCTACATCAGGCATTCTAGTAATATCATTAATAATTAAATCATTAGATCCAAGCTGTTTTGATTTCTGCCTCTGTTGAGAAAAACCTACAGAAACACCTTGTACGGCACTCATGTAAGCCCCACTCATGGTGCTACCTGTTCTATCTCCAGTTGAGAAAGCGGGTCTCTGACCAACGATCACAATTGAATTATTACTTTTTAAAATATTCCTAGACATATTAACTTCCTGTTGGGATTACACCTAAAACATCCTCAATCAAAGTTACTGATAAATCATGAGAATTGAAATGCTTCCAAGTATGGTTCCACTCTGGGCAATACATAGCTTTTGGCTGATTATATACAGATTCTAAATCAACTCTAAATCTTCTATATCCAGCTTTATTTTCTAAGAAATGAAGCATAGATTTTAATTGTCTGTCAGATATATCTGTGAATTCATAATTTATCACAAAAGACGCATTGTTGTCTTTAGTCTTCACTCGCTGCTTGAATGAATTCCTAAACTCAAGAAGCTCACTCTTCAAATTCACATCATTTTGAAATCCAACATCAGGCTTGTAGAAGAATCTTTGCGACCAAAAAGAGTTTTCTCCAGTAGGGGAGTTTTGGGCGTTGGATGCATGATCCCCAGTACAATAATAATAGTTATTCAATTTATTCTGATTTACCCCTGTATATATAACATCAAACTTATTGTAAGTTGTAGAAGTGTCCCAGCTTCTAAAACCTGTATTGACAAAATTCATACCTGACCAATTGAACAAGTTGGGAGCTTGATCTATACTGTAAGATACAGCCACTTCATAATGTTGATTATTTATATGATTGATAGCATAATTATCGGATATTCCAGATACATTTTTATATATGCCACTATTGTCAATATTAACTTCAAACATCTCAGTGCCATTTTTGCTTTCAATAAAAGCTGCTAGCTTACGAGAATTCGTTTCATTAAGGTCATACCTAACTTCATACTTAGCCTCTAAACTGTTCATTGAGAAGGGCATCATGTTAATTTGATAATCGTCCACCTCATATAGAAAAGCCCTAGATTTAAATGAAACCTTCGACCCATATACAGGCGTAAGGTTAAGATCTTCATAAGCCGACTCAACAACTATACCCGAAATATTTTGATCTCTATTGTAGAATAATTCAGAACCCATGACCAATATAATTTATATTTAAAATAGCGGAACCATTATCAGAAGCTGATATAGATTCACTTACCACTGTGGCATTAGGAATCGTTAACGCTTGAAGATTTATCCCATCCCTACCATCAATATCGAAAGAAACAGTATCACCTTCTCTGGTTGATAAAAAAGAAAAAGAATTATCAGGAATAGTTTCATCAACTTCAATTTGAACCTGAGCTGTATATTCTATTGGAGGGATAAGCTCGACAGAAACGGGGGTTTTGCTACCTATTGAAAAATGAGGTTTTCTGTTCATTTTAATCGCGTAATCAAATCCAATAATTCTATCCGTAGTAGAACCCTTGCAAGTTGCGCTAATTGATCCTTGAGATGGAATGCGGATAGTAAACTCATTAGAACTTAAGTCTTCTATGGTCTCATTGGATGAATCCATCTCATCAAAAATAGAAATAGAAGCGTTAACTTTTGGCACAGATCCTACCGCACAATTGACAGAATACGAATCTAAGAACCCACTACTAAAGCCATATGCATTTCCCCCGTATACAATTTGACCATCCATAGCACCCAAACCAGTATAATGTAAAATAGGATCACTGTATATGAGATGCCTAGCGATAGAAAGTTTTTGCTCAGTAGCCCCGCCAACAGTAGTTAAACCCCTACTTGAGCCAAGAGGCTTAACGGTATTTGCGCTATTAGAGTATGATAAGTCTACAGAGCTAATACCAGAAATATGGTACGAAGCTATGTTTACAGCTACTTCGTCATTTAATCTTGATCCAAACATTATCTTCTAAGTTGTCCTCCTAATCTTTTTTCATCAGCAAGTACTTGCTTAACAGCAGTCTTTATCTTGTCAGACAGCATCTTCTGTTGATCGGTAGAGTTTTGACCTTGGGTTTCGGTTTCACCTCCATTAGATCCATTGATTGTTATGTTGATATCTCCTGTAGATTGAGATGTCTCGGTTGCGATAATTAACTCATCAAGTTTGGAGACGAGATCGGTGTTATCACCAGTTCCAGCCCCAGAGTTTAACGCCTGTAAATTACCCGCTCCGATATTCTTTGTGGCAGCAGCGTTCATGACGAACTCTCCACCTGAAAGCATTGCGGGAACCGTATCAACTCCTCCAGCAGCAGGGATTAAACCTCCTGTAGCAAATGAATCAGCTCCTGCTGATCTAAGCTGCGCTGGAGTGAAATGCTGCCAGTTTTCCATATACTTTCCATTTTTATACGGTATGAACGATGGGTTGCGTGACCCTCCTGAATTCCTAAATGGCTCAAACATTTTTGAACCGAAATCTGTGATTTTCGAACCTATACCTGAGAAGAAGCCCTGTTTGGCGGGAGCTTTTACTGGCGAAACTGGGTTTTCATTAGCGATCTGAGCTTTAGGGGGGCCACTTTGGAACCCTCTTTCTGAGAATATATTCTTTAAACCGCCATAACTAGTTCCTGCAACATCAAATCCTGTGAACATAGACTTTAATGATTCAGGAACGCTCGCCCCAGCATCTCTCGCAGCCTTAAATCCAGAACCCATAGACTTCACAGTAGCGCCAGCAGCAAGACTAATTGCGCTAGCCTTCAAAGAATCCATCAAAGCCTCTCTGTTGGCTTTTTGTTGCTCTGCGGCTTGCCTATGAGCATCCATTTCACTAAGAAACAGACCAAAAGCTTGACGCTTAGCACCTTGAACCTTCTGGAACTGAGGACTATTTCTACGACCAAACATACTAAGTCTACCACTCTCAGCGTCAAGAAACGCTCCACTACTATCAATAGTATCTCTATTCAGGGCTATAGGTGTTTGAGTGGCGAAAGAAAGAAGGTTTCTAGCTCCAACAATTTTTTCAGCGCCATTCATGCCCGGGGTTGTAAACATCCCTTCACGATCCATAGATTGACCCCCCAAAGATGGGGAGGGTCGAAGAAAATTCTTTCGAGCTTCGCCACCAGATGCGAATCCTTGCATAGATCCAGAGTTTAGGGCAGACATGAATCCAAGACCATACTTTTTAACAGCCTTTTTGTTCATAACGAACTCGCCACCCATAAGCATTGCTGGAATGTCATCTTTAGTTCCTGAGCCGCCCCTGATGGGACCACCAGCTTGTTTTCCCTCAGGTTTACCAATACCAAATCCACCAAGGAAATCATTAACGGCGCTATCCATAAACGCACGACTCATTGTGGCGAGGAAATCCGCAGCAGTGCCAAGTAATATATCTCCAAGATTCTCTCCTTTTTGAATTGCGTCTAACATTGCGTCACCAATGTTGTGAGCGAACTGAAAAGATGAATCTGCTAAACTTTGACTTAATCTATCTGCATTTTCAAGATCTGTTGGTACTAGTTCAAAAAACCTTGTGCCAACGTCTCGCTCCATAGTAAGCCTTCTAAAGTTAAGTCCAGTATTGCCTCCCATTTTTTGAGCTTGAGAAAGACGACGAGCTTCTCCAGCTTCAGCACTAGAAAACGGAGCTAAATTATCTGCTCTCTGTAAATTTAATTCACTAAGCTGGTCAAGAGTTAAAGGTGCGCGTTTTAACTCATCTGTATTGTCTCTTAGTTGCTCAGCGTTTTTAGCTATGTCAGTTCGAAGTTTGCGCGTTTCTTCCTGAAACTTCGCAATTTCTTTATTTTCTGAAAGCTCGCCGCCGAATAGTTTATCAACCGCTTCGCCCATTCCTAGAAAGGCAGCGACTGGGTTTTTAGCACCAGCTATATCTTTAGTATCTTTTATAGCTGCTCCCGGAGCCATTTTGAGAATTTGTTTATCTCCAAGCCCTGAAAATCTAGTGGGATCGGCATTTGTCCTAAGAGCCATTGATACAGCCGGAGGTATTGTTGTATTTTTAACTCTTGACTCAAATTGAGCCTCAGTTATAAGCCTTTGCTGATCGGCTGCTAAAGTAGCTTTCGCTGCTCTTATTTTAGCGTCAGCAGCTCGCTGCTGGCTGTCCTCACCAAGGAAAGCAGCCTTTTCGCTTTTTTCTCCTAAGCCTCTGGTATTTATGTTCGAATCTGTTTGTAGTCTAGAGAATTCTATAGCATTTGTATCAGTTACTCCTTGAGCTTTAAAACGTATATTATTTCTAACCTTTTCGAGAGCTGCCGCATCGTCTGAGTTTAATTTTGTCTGCTTGTGTTTCTCTTTTGTTTGCTGTATAAGTTTTTTCAGTATCTCGTCTTCAAGATCTAAAGTTTGCAGTATTAAGTTGAAGTTAGCGCCTTCGATATCACCACCTGTAGTTAATATTTCATTTATTTT